CTGACGGCTTGCGCCCGCAATCGCCAAACCGCCAACACCGATTGACGCTCCAGCAACAGCAGCAAAAACCTCGACCACCACTCGACCAAACATTTCGACTAATCATGGCAGACTCACAAGAAAATCATGACGAGAAAGAAGGAGTCTCAGTTGCAGACCTTGTCAAATGCGCTGTTTTGGTTTGGAGCGCAACATTACTGACCGTTTCTTATTTAGGGTTCTTCCCTCAAATGAAAATGGACAATACGTTCGTGGCAAGCCTTTTAACAGGTGCAATGGCAAGTTTTGGCATTGAGCGTAAATCCGGTAATCAGCAGAAGAAGACACCACCTAAAGTCGAAACACCTACTAACACGCCTGCAAAATGAAACGGCTTGCCTTATTAACGATTGCTCTGGCATTTGCCCCAGCAGCCCACGCCGACATCACAAGCAAGATTCAGTCCAGCATTCAGCTGACTGTTGACGGGGCTGCCTCAGCTGCTCAAAAAATTGGATCAACTTATTCAATCCAAGGCTCAAACGTCACACTGGACACAGCAGGTGGCTTGTCAGCCCTATCCGCTGGTTCTGCTGTTGGATACACCCCAGCTGACTACAGCGTCACAACTGCGGGTGATGCCTTCTCTTTTACGGAAACATTCCTCGAAGGCGATGACCTTTTAGGCGCTTCAAGCGTCACAACAACGACCGGCAACGTTGACAGCTTGCCAATGTATGGCTTGACCACCACAACCTCAGGCGGTGTTGCTGGATCGCTTTCTGGAACAATTGACTCTAGTCATGCTCTAACTATTAGCCCTGGAGCTGCTGGAACGTCTGCTATTGGTCAAGTCATCACCGAGCTAAAAATCGACTGATGAGATTCCTACTCTTATTGCTTTTTAGCTTGGCCGGAGATGCTCTGTTTTTCACCAAGCCGATTGCAGCCGTGCCTGTCGTTCCAAACTTCTCGACAGGCAGCATGACCACACATACGGAAACAACCAGTAACGTCACAGAAACAATTGTGAGCGAGTCTTACGAAACAGGTTGGCAATATTCTGTTAGTGGCACCAACATTGGTCCGGCAAACGGAGCCAGCCTTACACCAGGAACAACAACGGTCAACGGATGGTCAGCTCTCGACGTGAACAACAAGCCAAGCTGGAACATCACCAACCCTGGTGGAGCGTTTCAGTTTTCAGAAACTTACTCAGGCCCTGGGCTTTCAAATGTAACAACGATTCAGAAACTGACCGAAATAAAACAAATCACCGACACTATCTCTACCTTCTCGCAATAGTCCTAGCCGCCCCAGCAAACGCAGAAACCATTGGCGGTGTTTCAGCTACTGCCGCTCCAACAGCAACTAGCTCAGGAAGCGTTACAAATCAGGCGGTGATGATTGCACCGTCCCAACATCTGACAAATTCTTATGGCAATGGTATTCAGTGCCAAGGCCCAATTCTTACCGTCACCCCTTATGTCAATCGATCCAAATCTTGGCAGCTTCCGTTTGAGGATTATTATGGCGACCCTGTATACGATCTCTCTGATCTTGATGATAATGGGATACTCGATAATCCTGGATCCGTCTTATATGAGATGCCAACGAGAACGGGCCAACGCGATTCGCACAACTGGAGTGGCGGACTTTCGATGCAAATAACCATCCCCTTGGATGGTGGCCTACAAGCACGATGCAAAGCAATGGCTGATGCCAACATCAAACTGCATCAGCAAAACGTAGAAACGCGAAGATTGGAATACGAAATTGCAAGACTCAAGAACTGCGGCGAACTAAAGCTCAAAGGCATTGAGTTTCACCCCAAGTCACCCTATTTTGCTGTGTGCGCCGATGTAGTAATCAAACCCAAGCCAGGGCAAGTCCTACAGCACAAACACGCTATCCCTTCCGTTTCGCCCGTTGGGCTTTCCGGCGCTCCAACACCGATACAGGTTCAACCTTTCGTCCCAACATCTTCGACGCCTTAGTTAGCCCTTTCTTGACCGCAGGCTTGATCAGCTTCAACAAAAACGGAGTGGCCAGACCTGCCGCAACACCAACTGAAGCCGTAAGAGCAACAGTCGTTGCAGCCGGTAATGACGGAACAGCGTTTATCATCTGTTCAGGCAACTTGATTGATTCATATAGGACGAAGCATTTACCGTCCTGAATCTCATAGCTGGAAATTCTTTTGTTACCGCCTTGAATAACCGTTCCGACCTCTTTGGCCCTCAAGGGAGGGCACCTAGGATCCTCGTCAATTGCCGCTTTCGTCTTGGGAAAATTCGGCGTAGCTGGCGTTGGCGCTTGTGGTGTCTCAGGCGTCGAAGGCTTTGGGGTCGGAGCGACTGGATCAGAAACTAGCTTCTCCGGCCTGTAGTCCATCGCATTGAAACCTGGCAGATCCACAATTGGGGCGCCAATGTTCACCGTTACTGGTGGAGCGGTTGGCACCGACAAAGGAGCAGGTCCGTTCCAGCTCCGAATGTCGTTGATCCCAATAGTGCGAATTTCAGGCATTCCCCTGCAATCTGGCAATCAACCGATCCAAATACCAACTGGCCTTGCCTGCATCCTGGAGCGCATTGCCCTTATGCCACATCCTCAGTAAATACTTGAGTGTTTGTCCCAGTAGATAACCGCTCACAACGTCATCAGCGTCATGAACGGCATCCTCAATCACCTCAATGACCTCAACACGGCCTTGGTTGTAATGGTCTGGCGAATTGATTAGATCTGACATTAAAAAGGCAAAGCAGGACCGGTTTCAGTTGGTAGCGCAGGCATCATCTCTTTGACTTGCCCAGGCATTGCATCTGTCACCGCTCCAGACACTAATTCACCGACAAGAGCTTTAGCTTCATCCATTGCCTGTTGTTTCAGTTCTGGCAACTTGCTGAAAGCGTAATAGCTGCCGCCTGCTAACGCTCCAGACATTGCAAACGACAAAACAGCAAGTGCGTTAAAAATTTTCTGCATGAAAAAACCCCTAATAGTGTGAGGCTATCAGGGGTGCTCTCCATCGTCTGACCAAGCCCGACACTCAGTCAGTCCTGACTATAGATCAGAAAGCCCACTTGGCCCCAAGTTTGCCGCCGTAGCTGTTGTTCAAGTCGCCAGTGATCCCAGCAATTTCTGCATAAACAGAAACCTTGTCAGAAGCAGCAACAGAACCGCCGATTTTGCCGGAAAATTCAAGCTCGGAATCCATGCCATCAACAGAGACAAGCGCCGGACCGCCTTGGACATAAACGCTGTAAGGGCCTTCGCTGTGCTCATAGCCCAAGTGAAGGTCAGTCACGTTGCCTGAGTAATCAGAACCGACCCAGCCAGCATTCGCCTCAACGTTTGCATAAGGGCCGGCAACAGCCGCAGACGCTCCAAAGGCAAGAGCACCAGCAGCGCAAGATAAAGACTTGATCATCAAACTAAGCAAAACCACTCAAAGTTTACTTGCCTTGACCCCTAAGTGGCTTTCTTCCGTGGGACGGTTTGGAATGCTTCCCATTGCCCTGACGGGTTTTCTTGGGTTTTGCCTTGATAAAATCAACCTCAGCAGAACCTTTTGGCTTAGCCATTGATGCTCATCGTGTTGTAATGCTTCTTCGCTAACCCTGTGTACAGGCCGTGCATTGGATGATCCTTGTCATCACGACCTTCATACTTGTAGAGGGCTTCAATCCACGCGGACCTGTTCCGCATTGCTACTTGATCTTCCGCTCCAGGCTTGCAGGGGATCATCGGGTCAGGTCTCTTCATTCTGGGTACGGATAACGCTCTTTTATCTCAACAATTTTAGCCTCCCATTCAGCTTTAGTAGCCTCGCCGCGCTCAAATTTTAGGTAAATGTGATCCGCTTCTTGAGCGTATGCACTAGCCCTATTTAATTGAGCTTTTTCCTTCGCAAAACCTCCCTCGGCTTCATAGGCATCCCATGCTGCTTGAAGTTCAGCGTCTGTAGGTTGAGGGTCTGGACCGCTCCAAGAAACCAGCGTATGCGGCGGAACAGAGCCACTTAGAACAAAGCTATTAGCGTTCAGCCCTAGGCGATCGATAGCGATGGCAATATCAATCATGTGATTAATTTGTAAATTTCAACAAGAGTATAAATCTCAAAGTCAGAACCGCTCCAGTCCACAGATACCCCAAAGCCTGTCGTACTTTTTGACAATTCACATCGATGTTGAATCTTAAAATTGGTGCGAGTTCCGCTAGAAGTAGCATAAGAAACGCCCCAAGAGATGCTTTGTCCGTTCCCTGAGGTGTGGCTGTAAGAGTTTGTTCCATATCCTTGAGTATCATCAATTGAATCACTGACTCGTCTTAATCTTGTTTGATGTCTTCTGGTATCAAAAGCCGGAGCCCACCAATAAATCAGATAGCTTCCCGCATCCAGTTCAAAGCTGTTCGTATAATCACCCGGCACACTTACAATCCCGCCGCTATCAAATAGCTCAGTATTCAGATCTCTATCTCTCCAGTCGCCACTGGTAAATGTTCCGCCGTCTACATCTTCATTTTTTTTGTCGCAGATTGCGGCCACATGCGTATAAAGCCCACCAGTTGGAGGAGCCACCCAAGTAGGAACACCTCCCGATCCATTGCTTTTTAACAGTTGACCAGAGCTGCCGTAATTTGCTCCACCAACCCCGAAAGCCCCTGTTGATCGAAACTGAAGCCTGTCGCTTCCAGCACTTCTAAAAGTAGGGGTGTCAGCCGCAGGCAAATACAGACCATTAGCGGGAGCAGTGTTCCCTGTGACCTCAAGAGAAGTCAGCTTGTAATTGTCAGTAAGCTCGCCCCAGGCACCTGATCCCCTTTTCTTCCAACGGCCTGCCGCGCCGTCCCATTGGATTGAATCGTCAGGAATGTTTGTTGCACCTGAAGAACTAGTAAATTGAGTTGCTGTGTCCTCATCTCGAACTTTGACCTTATCAATAAAGTCAATGTACTTAGTCGAAGTTGTTGGAATGTTCCAATCAGCGTTTGGCATTTTTAATAAGGAAACCGCGTTTTAATTTCAGCGACTTTGGCTGTCCAAACCGCCTTGGTCACTTCCCCTCTTTTCCATTTATAGAACAAAGGATCAGCCTCTTCAAGGTATGCATATTTTCGATTTGACTTGGCCAACTCTTTCGCGTAACCACCTTCAGCCTCGTAAGCGTCCCATGCTGCCTGCAATTCGGCATCAGTAGGCTGAGGGTCTGGGCCGCTCCAACGAGTAAGCGTATGCGGTGGGTTATCGGAAGAAAGAGTGAACTCGTTTCGGTTGAGCCCTAAACGGTCAATACAAAGCGCAATGTCCATATTAAGTGCTCTCCTGATAGATCTCAACGATAGTATAAATCTCTGTATTACCTAAGCCACCAGCATCAAAATTGTTGTCAAGGCCAAAACCAGTGGTTGTCTTTGAGGTTTGACAACGATGTTGAATCTTAAAATTGGTATTATCACTTGAAACAGTAAACCTTGCGACCCCTATAGATCTTGTCACGTCCGGATAGGTTATATTGCTATAAGCGTTAGACCCATATGCAATTGCCGCGCTATTTGTGTCGTCATACAGTCTAGATTGATGCCTCGCTACGTCGAAAGCGGGGCAAGACCACCGACAGAGGTATGTCCCGGCATCTAATTGAAATACCGTGTCAGAAGTAAAAACAACAAAGCCCTGAGTGTGTGGATAGGAAGTCTCATTTGTAACCGTGCGGTCTCTCCACGCTCCATTGGTAAACGTTCCGCCGTCCGTTCCCTCGTCTTTCCTGTCAGAAAATGTTTCGTAGTCTGCAAAAATCCCCCCGGCTGAAATGGTTGTCCATGAAGGTGAACTACCTGTCCCCCCAGACGTAAGAACCTGACCGCTACTGCCAAAAGATGGAGACGCCCCAACACCAAACGCCCCATTAGCGTTGAACTGCAAGGCGATATTGTCGTTACTTGTAATCGACGGGGAGTTGGCCGAAGGTAGGTAAAGCCCATTTGTTGGCTTGGTTGTGCCTGTAACCTCGACTGATGTCAGTTTGTAATTTGTCGTGAGTTCGCCAAAGCTAGAACCCCCATACAGCTGCCAACGCTGGAGGGTTGCGTTCCACTTGATCGCATTGGTCGGGATCGTGTCCCCATCAGCTGCGCTTGAGAACTGAATAGCTACGTCAAGATCACGGTTCTTGGTCTCCGTGACGAAATCCGCAGGGCTTGAGTTGAGGGTTGGATTGTCCCAATTGGCGTTAGCTGCCATGCCTTACGTTCCTCGGACAATGAAGGTGCATTTCACAGCGCCTCTGCGCGTTCCTGTCTCATCATAAACGCTACTTGTAAATCGACCAGCAGTCGGAACCGTGTCTACAACCGCAAAATTCTTGGTGCCGGACCCTTGAGGCGTGACAACTACACTCTTGATCGAAGCAAAACCAGTGCCTACGTCAATCGTTGAGGGTGCGCTACCGTCTGAGTCAAACTCACCGACAAACGTTTTCAGCTTGCTGCTTACTTTTAGATTTAATGCTGTAATTATGGCTACGTCACCATTACTAGCAGACGTAAATGTATAAGCTAGTTTGACGTATCTAAAACTCTCGACAAAAACACTCTCTAGCCCTGTGTGCTCCGTGTAAGTAATGTTATCCAGTGACGTGCTAATCAGCAAAGTTTGAACAGGTGTCCCGCTATAGACAGATGTTGTGATCGTAGGAGCGATTACGCCAGAAAGAGTTGAACCGCCATCAAATATTTCGGTGTACGTTGCGGTCGGCAAGCTAGGTAGTAAATATTTGTCAAATCCAGCATCTATTTGAGCTTGGAAGTTAGCATAACCTTGATCAGAGAAGTGAGTGGCCCAGGTGTCTTCCGAGTCAATTGGAATGTAAATAGCACCCCCAATAGTTGCCATATCACTGGGGTCTGACTCTACATAGTCGCTTGCAACGTAGTCAGTTGCAACATACAAAGCACCTGACAAAGTGCTGTTTAGATTCAAGACGTTAATAAAATCGCCAGGTTCCCCAGCTGTAACCGTTGCACTTGTGGCGTTAGCTGATTCATTACCTGAAGTATCAATAGCTTTGATCGTCCAGGTATAAGATCCAGAAACAACAATTTGGCCTAGCTTCGCCTGTGTCGTCAAGAACACGCCAACAAGTGTTCCACTCCCGTAAACAGTGCTTTGGTAGATCTTGTAGCCCTGCAAATCAAGGTCGGCAACCTCGCTCCAAGAAAGAGTGACCGAACCGTCAGGATCAAGACTTGCTGTGAATCCTGTTACGTCAGCTGGTGGCGCAGTCTTACCAAGAGCAATAAAGGTCTCTGTTGCTGGTTCGTTTGATTCGATCAACGCTCCATTCAAAGCGTAAACCTCAACGTCAAACTCGCCAGGGGTAACGTTCAAAATTTCGTAACTGGTGCCATTACTCGTGTCCTCTGTAAAATTATCATCGTCTTTTGCGTATCGCACTAAATAACTGCCAGCATTTTCAACACTTGCCCACGCCAGGATGACTTTAGACCTGACTTCGCTTTGATACTTGTATAAAGCTTCGCTAACTGTTAGACCTGTTGGAGTAGCCGGAGGATCGTTTAGCTCGGTAAAAGTATTCTCTTCTAAAGCTTGCGATGATTCGATGTAATTATATTTCAAAGGATCGTAAAAAATTGCGCTAATCGCGTAGGTGACTCCATCCTCATCTTCAGCAACTGACAACACTTGAAATTTCTGTGTATCAGAAGACGTAACCTCCCAGAGCCAAACGGCATTTTCTGATGGCGCGGCGCTAAAAGGGGTACTGACAGTGATGACCCCGGCAGACTGACCACTTACACCTTTTTTTTCAACTGTTCCACTAGGCAGCAACACTGATAAACTTCCTCCTGATGCTGGTAGGCCAGTGCTGTCATCTACGGTTACTGTTGTGGTCGTTGCGCTTGCAATCCGGCCCGACCTGCGGGTGCTAGATCTAACCGGGTCATTGATTTCAATAACGTCACCAGGGCGCACAAGCGACCCAGCTTCAATACCTGTCAGGAATGAGACTGTTTCAGTTTGATGGTTTTCGGTGTAAAGCAACCATTCGCCAACTCTCCGTGCTTGGCTCCTACTTGTACAGGCAATAGCTTCAATCTCTTTACTAACAATCCCGTATCGAGCAATTGCCTCTGGATCTTCTACTTGCTCATAAGCCCCTTCGCGAGTTTCTTTGTCAAAGTAGGTAACAAGAACAACTGAAGGGGTAGTTTTTTGGCTTTGCGCCATGTATGTAAAACCCTCAGGCGAAACATTTGCTAAAGAAAAAAGATAAACGGGATCAGAAGGAGAGTCTTGGGATATTTGCATCGTACCTTCTGCCCAAAAAGGCATAACCCGAAACACAGAGCAAAGGTCTGCAATTGCTTTATATGCACCTTGTTGAGTGTTGAAATTAAAGTTGCATGAAAAGCGTGGCTCTGTCCCACCATTGAAATCATCAACAAGGGCAGAAGAGTATTGAGAGGCAGTAAAAAACGAAAACTTGTCCAGTTGAGACGTTGAGAGCTGCGTTCCAAGACCTGCTCTGTAATCTGTCAACAAATCATATAAGCACCAAGCCGGGTCAGAAGTCCAAGCCTTATCTGTCGCAAAAGTTCCGTCCCAGGTGCCGTCATAGATCAACCTCCCATTGTTGTTGTCAACAGTTGCATTGCTCGGGATGAGGACTTTTCTCCCCCTTATCCTGTAATTCCTTTGCGGAATAGACGAAAATTCTTGAGCTGACAATCGAACAGCTGCATAGGCCGTATGCAGGTATTTCAGCCGAGCGTCAATAATGCTGGTAAGGCTTGCCCAGTTTGTTTTATTTAATTTCTTTGAGCTTGCAGAGTCTTTAGTCACCCTTGAAACACGAATTGCCACCGGAAAAGTTTTGTTTCTTAGATCAACTTCGTAATCTCTCTGATAAGGATCAGGTGTTCGCCCTTTGATAACGTCTTCAATTGCCAGCGCAAAGTTACCCCCATTCTCGGAAGTTTCAATCCTAATCTTTACAGAAGTTCCAGTAATATCTCCGTTGTCTTGAAAAACTTGCAACCCTTGAACTTGCAGCCTAATTCGAGCCGCGTCAATGTTTGGGTTAGTCAAAGTCCGTGTAACTGGACTCGCTTTTTCTATCTTTGCATTAACGCTTTGTTCTGACAAGACTTGGTTGTACCCAATAACCGGCTCTTGATCTTCAGTGCCTAGTCTTGAAACAAATTCAACATCCTTGAAGGCGTATTCTGACCTTTTGACAACGCCAACCTCTCCAGAAGTCAAACTGTCGTTTGTTGAGTTGGCCTTAAAGGTTGTTCCCGTTACTGAATTTATTTTTACGCTAGCCGTTACAGCGTCACCCGTTCCAACGGTAAGAACTACTTTTTCCTTGTTCTTGAATCCATGCGCTGTTGTAGTCGTTACAGTTATTTCATCGGCTGGCTCTGTGTAATTTAAGTTTCCAGAAAGGGTTGCATCTCCTGTCTCGTTGATAAATGTAAAAGTCGTTGATGTTGGCGCTTCTTCGACTACATATTCACCGCTCTCAAGATCTCCGGTTGATACTGTTACAACAATTGTGTCCTCTTCGGAAAGGCCATGAGCTTCAGCAGTGGTGACAGTTATAAGATCCTCGTCCGCTAAATAGGTGTTACCGGCGATAATCCCTTTAGAGCTGGCTTGCACATATGTTCCCGCAAAAATTGTTGCTGACTCCCGCAAAACAGGAGTGTTGTTTACGAAAAAATCTTTTAACTGCTCAACAGCTGCAACCCCAGCATTTGCTGATTGATTTTTTGCAGGAGTTGCCAAGCCTGCAATCTCTCCTTCGCCCCAAACGTCAATAAGATTGACATAAGAGTGATTATTTAGATTGTCTTTTGCCTCAATTGCCATAGCTATTTCTTTTTGCGAACAGCGGAGATGCCAGCCGAAGCCACGACAGAGCCAACAATGGTCTCTCCATACACTACCGGTATAGCGATGCCCTGACGAGAGACGTTCTCAATATTGCTGAACGCATAAGACTTTCGAGGATCTTTCCTTGTGTTGTTACCTGATCCTCCTCCTCCCCCTCCTCCCGCGCTACCTGCCCCTGTCCCAAGACCAGCCCCACCGCTTGAATCAAAGAGCGCGCTGTCTGTAGGAGTAGCAGGACTGATCATGCCTGCAACGCCCCCAAGCAGAAGCCCAGCCCCTAAAGGCACTAACACAGGCGCGAGCACAGGGACAATCGCTGAGACAACTAAAAGCACCGCTCCGACAACGGCTTTAAACACGTTAGTTACGGCTTCCCCCGCACCACCGGCACCAACTACTACGGGGATGATTTTAATGTCAGAAATGCCTGAGGCAAGATGCAATTCTTGACCCTTTGGATCTATCAGGCAATTGTCAACTTTGACTTGATAAAACCTCTCAGACATGTGCCCACGAACTTTGGGCCAATTTGCAACTAAAAACCTAACCGCCTCTGCTGCGCTTTCAACGTCTGCATACAAGACTCTTTTGCCAACAAACTTGGCAAGACTGCCATAAAGCTTAACCTTGCGAAGCATGACGCAGTCTCCTCTTTGTACATTTTAGAAGCACATCGTTGTAAGTGTCACGGCTACTAAGCCTTCCGTAAAGGTGATGCAAGATTTTTTGAGGCTCGACTAAAACAGCGACATGATTTAAAGAGCCGCGAAAGTCAAGCAACAAAGCGTCACCTCGTTTCAAGCCTTCGTCATCTCCCAACTCTCGAAACCCGGCTTCTTTCCATAGCTTGTCAAACATTGGTGCTTTTGTAAATTCCTCTTGCGTCCGAGGGCGTTCCCAGTCAGGCAAATCTATGCCCTGCTCCGCATACCAGTCGCGTACCAGGGTCCAACAGTCCGCAACGCCCCAAATCCATGGGCGGCCTATCAATTGCATCTTGTAACCACAAGGCTCAATGGTGTTCCATTCTCCAGTTTTTGGGCTGACGATTTCCCAAGGCAACCCACTTGCCTCGCAACCCACAAGATCAGCACGGCTTGCGTCTGGTGCGGAATGTGGATGGCTATGAACGACGGCCACCACTTCCCCTGTGTCTTCAGCTCTAGCCCAGTCGATTGGGTCAATTAGAAACAAATCAGTTTTGCCTAGGGAAAGATTTTTGCAAGGCCAATAATGCTTTTCACCTTTTAAAACAATTAACAAACCACAGCTTTCGCGCGGTGCTTCTTCAATTGCATGGGCTAACGCCTCTTCACGCCATGTCATTTGAATTGCCCCACTCCAGGGAACGAACCAAACGGCAAGCCATCTTGCGGCCTGACGACGTAAATATCAGAAGCTGTAAAAGTATAAGACGTGAATCCCTTGGTAACTTTTTCGTAAACCCCGAAAGAGACAGTTGCTTGATCAACAATCTCTTGTTTCTTTTTGAGCCTAATTTTAGTGTTTGTCACTTTGTTTTTGACTTTGGTTTTTGCGTAAATGTCAGGGCCAATCACGAAATCATTGACTTGCACATTGCTTGTGTCTGACAACGTAAGGTCACAAGCAGAACCCGCAGCGTTTTCAGAATAAACACCATCAACAGCGTCTAATATGTACCCGTTTTCTACATACAAAGCAGTGTTGATGTCGTCAATATAGATAACTGTGGATGTGTCCGAAACGTACCCCGAGGCTACATAGTCCGCGCCAAAAAACTCAACATATCCAACAGGCTGAACAACGGTTAAAACGTCTTCATTGTTGTCTATCCCTAAAAACACTTGCTTTGCGCCGCCTTTGACCTTTTTAACGATTGTCCCCTCTGGCACCATTGCTCCAGAAACGGTCATACCTGCTTTAATTCCTGCGGTGGCAGGATTGTTTGTCATATTAATTACAAGCCCCGAATTAGCGATCTTGCCAGACTCAACGACTGTTGCCGTGCCATCGCAAACAGCAGACAGAGTCAAGGTTGTTGCTGTCTTGCTTAAGACTGTTGTGTCGTCGGGAATGCCAAAGCCTTGAACCCTAGGGGCTGTTGCTGCGTCAACCAAGCCCAACAGGTCCGCTTGCCCCGAATCAATACTTAGTATTGCTGAATCTTTTGTTGCTGTTCCTTTTAACTCAATAAAACCAAACCGTTTCTTGCAGCTACTTAACCTCTTGCCGCACTGATCAAGACTTACATCCGTTGTGATCGTGTCATCAGCCTTAAAATAGATGCCGCCTTTGTAAGGACAATCAACTTGGTCATAGTTAAACGCATCTAGGAAATATGCATACTGGTCCTCAACGTAATCAGCAGCCGCATACACCTCGCCTGTCGTTCGATACTTCCATTGACAAACGTTTTGGATCGTCTGTCTTTTAGGAGCGGCAACCCCTTGCAAGTCAATTGAAGAAGTCAGTTCAAATTCAATCGTTTCCCGATTCTCTCCCTTCTTCCTGTCAACGTAGTAAATCTCGTCAGGAAGTTTCTGAGTGGGGTCTGGAGTGCCGTAAGGGTTTACACCTCCGTCAAAATTTACGGCATCAAGAAACCGCGCCATTGTCCTAATGCGCGTAACCTTAGCCCCATTCAAACCGTAAGGAAGACCTTGAATCACCAGGGTTAAAGTGCCCAGTAAGTTGCTAACAGCAATGGTTGGCCTAGGTATTAATCCCTTTCCTGAATACTCAAACCCTTCAGCCTTCAGCGGCATTTTTATGTATGAATTTCCAGCCCAGACGACATCGCCATTGTTAGTCTCATTCGTTCCAGGATGAAACCGATATGTGGTGTCTGTCCCATGCTGTTGCTTCGTTAGCTGAATTTCAAACAGCTCAATAATTGCACTGGGATTTGGCTTCTGAAGTTCCGCTACCGGGGTGGCTGTCATGGCTTTTTACCTCCCTAGGGTTGCGCTTATGACGTTGTTGCTTTTACAACGGCAAAGCTGATAACGATCGCTTCAGACAAGGAGCCGCTAGTGATGTTTGTTACGTTGATAGCAGCTGACCCTGCCGCCGCTTGGGCGTTCAACAAATAGGCTCCAGCTGTGCCGGTGGCTGAATGATTAAGCACCAAAACATCAGTTGCAGCGATTGTGGTGTTAGTCAACGTAAACGACACAACTGCACCAGCGGCCAAAGCTGCCCCATTCATTGTGATGGCGCCGCATTTCTTAGACAGCGTTACGCCTGTTGATTTGCTTGAAGCTTGCGTAACCGTGCCACCTTGACCAGTTGTCAAATATCCGACGCTATCCCGCAAGTCGGTGAAGTTGGTGTCTAGCTCTGTGTGAGTAAGGGCTGAACCTTTACCTGATCGGGTGGTGATGGTCATTTCGTGGCCTGCAATAAAAGAACTTTAGCCGCTAACAGGATTCGGCCAACAGGTTAAGGCTCAAAAACCTGCCTAAAAGACGTTTGAATCGTTGCTCGGTTTAAATAAGGGATGGTTTTGCTCCAAGCCTCACACACAAACTTAGAGCTTCCGCTCTCTCCTGGCGGAGTAAAGTCAAAATTAGCGTTGTCTACGGCCCGCGCATCCAAAAAAGCTTCGATAGTGTCCGCGTCAGCTTCCGACACTTCAAAGGTCAAATTGTAAACTTTTGGGTTTTGGTTGAGCCCAAATGACAGCCGCTGCTCGTAGCCATCACCAAACTGAACTTTGCGAACGACAGGTTCGCTTGTCTTCTGTATTCCGTAAGTCGGCGTGATCGAGGGGAAAGTTGCCATAACGTTTTAAGCGAGAATACCGCCAGGGCGCTTTTGCTTGATCAGTTCCGATCTAACAGCAGCACCCAGGGCTTTGCCAAGTTCTTTGGATTTCTGGTCGTCTCCTTCAGCTTTTGATCCGCTGGCGTCAACGTTTACGGTCACATTAGCGCCGCCCATTGCGTGATTTGGAATAATCGTTCCAGAAGCCCCTGGAACGAAAAGTTCTGGTCCGCGCTCTCCGACGATTGAAGGTCTACCGACTGGTGGCCTGCCTCCGTCAGCAAATGTAGGAAACGGCATACTTCCGCCAGGAGCGAACGGATTGCCGCCGGTTATCGATTCAGAGAAGTCAGAGAAGCTTGTCCCGCCTCCCCCTCCCATACCAGCAAACATCTTGGCAATTGCAATTGCGATGTACTGAGCAATCATCTGCTGTGCTGTCTTCAACAACATGTCCGCAATGCTGTTCAAGAAATCAGCAAAGACTTGCTCAGCACTCTTCGTTCCATCAATCATCTCCTGAACGCCAAACGTGACGAGACCAGCAGCTGCTGTTGCTGCTTCGCCTATCATTGGATACTTTTCAAGAATCCTGTCAAGTTGAACCTCGTATTCAATTAAAGGCGCAAGATCAATTCCTTCCTCGAAAGAAGCTGGACCGGTATCAAGGACAGACTTGCCTCCGACAAACTTCATGTTTCTCTCGAACGGAGCAGACACGTCAAATCCAGCGCCTGCTGACAACTCAGCAAGATCTTTAGCAAGTCGAAGTTGCTCTTCAGCTCGATCCAAACCAGCAAGCTCTAAGGCAGCCTGCAAATTCAAAGTTTCAATTATTTCTTTCCTAAGACTTAAGTCTTCAACAACAAGTTTAACTTGGCTTATTTTGGCACCTAAAACTAATGCAAGCTCTTGCTTTTGTGTTTCTATTATCTCAAGATCGCTTTGATCAAGTTGATTAATTTTGGATTGTATTTGAAGCTGCTTAAGATCTTCATTGAAAATTGACTGTTGAAGCTGCTTTGCTTTTCGATCTCTCGCCTCTTGCTCTCTAGCCGCTTTTGTTTTGGCAGCTTCGGCCTTTCTTTGAGCGGCTTCTTTGTCTCGAAGATCCTTATCAGTTTTAGCCTGTTTTGCGGCTTCTATGGCGTTTTGAAGCTCCAAGAACAGAGTCGAGCCCATAACTATGGCTGCTTGTTTTTTGAGCTGATCAGTTCCTGCTGCAAGCAACGCTACACGCACTGTTTCTGCGTTTTTAGCCTGCTTAGCGGCTACAACGCTTTCGTCTAGCAAGTCGTTGTTGCCCCTAATTATTGCATTTTTAGCCTGTGCCGCTGCAAGCGCAGCCAAGCCCTCATCTTTTATTTTTTCATCTATAATGCTTTGAGCGTTTTTAGCAATAGTTATTTCCCTTTCAAGCTCTAAACTCCTAACTATGTCTGCTATTTGACTTTTTGCCTCTCGACTAAGACCTGAACCGTTCGCTCCCCTCTGTCCAAGTCCATAACTCTCTGGATTGTCTAAGATCCCTTGAATCTCCGCATTGTCAGCAAATCTAGGATCGTTGACACCTTTAGAAGAAAGCCTTTCTGTCTCAAATTGTTTCGCAAGAAAATCATTAACGCGAGTAAGAATGGGCGCTAGAGCTGCGCCTAGTGCCGTAAAAGACTTTGCCAGCTCATTGTTAAGATTGGTAGTTGAATCGCCGTATTCTCTTAAAGCTTTTACTCCGTCATCCCCAACAACAATAGCTAACCTCTCAGTTGCCACTTTTAGCGCGGTTCCCTTGTCAGTTGCTTCTTCAAGTTGCTGTACTAGCGTTTCAAAAGCAGTACCGCTTTCACCTGCTGCTTCCGTGACTTTACTTAGATCGCCATTTAAGGGATCTAACGCATTGCCTAGCTTGGCTACTTGTTGAGCAAACGTATCAAATATCTGACCAATAGCACTGCCAAGAACTTGGCCGCCCATTCCGCCAACAGAACCTAGCGCGCCACCGGCAACTGAGCCCACACCACCGCCAAACAACAGCGGAAAGCCAACACCAAGCGCAAGGTTTGATAAACCTTGGCCTCCTCCTCTTTTTGCCGCTTTAGCAGCAGGACTGCCTGGGATGTTGACTGCGCCACCAATCGGGCTGGTCTGGCCTCGCAGGTTGCGGGCTTGTGCAAAGCGTTTATCAAAATCTTTAACTGATTCTTGGTCTATTTTTGCTCTTAAGTTACCTATTTCTTTTATTTTGCTTTGTTCTGCGTTAAGTCGTTTTAGCAGCCTGTCAAACTCAGCATCATCCGCTTCCCTGCGCTGTCGTTCTAGACTGTTTTCAAATCGTTTTTCAATATTAAATAGTTCGGTTTCAAATGTTCTTCGTGCTTCAAAATCTTTTTGGTTAGCCGCACTTCTTAGTGCTGTTTCCCTTGCAAGCTGTTCTGCGCGTCCAGTGCGCTCTTGAGGAGAAATAGGCCCAATAGGACTTAGGTACTGCGTAGTACGTGTTGATCTAGCCGGTAAAGGAGAAGATAAGGCTGTACTAGAAGCTGGACCTGGCCCTATAGGGCCTGAAAACTGCGTTCCACCGCGCAACGTGCCCGACTTGCCTTGATTTCGCACTTGCGCGAGTAAAGCGGCTTGCTCCCTAAGTGCTGCGTTTTCTGAATCTACAGCCCGTACAAACTCTCTTGCCGCCCTAGTGGCCTCCCTGCTGCCTAAAGCCGTTTTATTAAGATTAACTGCTGCTTCTTTTGTTGCATTACTAAAATTTTTAACAGAGTTTACTACTGTTCCGCCAATGTTATTTCCAAACTTTTCAAGAATTTCATTTAATCTATCAACTCTTGTTCCAGTTTCATTTATTTTATTAGAAAGCTGCGTAATTGCTTGAGTATTCTTGACTGCAACCGCAATATCTACGTTGTAATTGGCCACGGCTGAGCACGTAGAGTCTTGCGCTCCAGTCTACCGTGACCCCATCGTTCGTGCCCCACGACCCGACTTAGCGTTTTGAATTGACTTCTCCTCTTGCTCTGCTTTGATCTCGAAGAAAGCAGCCCAACCCACAAGCTCCTCTTGAGTGAGGCGCTCAGTGAGCTGAACCACCGTCATACCCAGCTCTTTCGCTAAAAAGAAGATAAAAAGCCAGTCGTTACTTGCTTTTCAAGTCCGCTTTAGCTTCCTCCACTTTGTTTTCCGCTCCAGAAGCCAACATCGCTAGCTGGATGTCTTGAAGGATGGAAGCTTCAACGTCACGACGAAGAGCGGCACGCTCACCATCCTGGAACATACGCTTGCCGTCAGCGTCTAGGGCCTTTTCAATCATCATGCTTAAAGCAAAATCACCAGAGTCGTCTTTGTCAGACTTCTTCTGGATTGATTCCCGTTCAGCAATCGTCAATGGGTGCCAATACACCTCAAGCACCACATCATCACCGTCCTTGACTTCGTGCTTATAAAGCTGGCTGACGCCAAACTTATTCCGAAGCAACTCAGTGGCACGCATGAACTAATACCGTTTGTGCTAGTACACTACACCACTGCTGTGAATTGACAAGAGATGATCCCAATAAAGTGAGAACGGTCCTCTGCTTCAACAACAGATGGCCCCACAATGTCTAAAACTCTAGGGACAACGCTATAAGTGTCCGTATAACCAGAAGCGTTTACAGATGTCAAACCGTCAATGACAGACTCACCAATTGCGGATAACACCGACGTTCCAGCAGCCTTTGGAACGTAGATATTGCATTGGATCACACCGGAGTAGTAGTCCTGAGCAGCACCTTGGTTCTGGAGCGTTGAACGGTTGAAGTTCACGCTCATCAAAATGTATTTTTTGGTTTTGCCAGGAGTGGTATAAGCAACGTTGTCATAAACCATTAGCACCGTAGCGTCAGCAGCAATGACTGCATCGGTTACCGCTTTCTCGAAAGCAGCTCTAGCGTTAACGAGTGTCATAACTTAAAGAAGGTTTTCGCCAACCCTTGTATAGCCAACAGGAGAAACGCCTTGCTGACCAGTAAGAGCAAAGATTCTTCCAGCTTTCTTTTCGCGAAAAGTTTCGTTGACTAAACGTCCCATCTCGCCTTGAACATACCCGATTATGTCGCTGTCCTTTGAAGAAAGCGCAGAATTTGCATACA